TTTTTTGTTTTATTTTTATTTTATTTTTTGCATGAGGTCCTTCATTCTTAAGAATTGAGGATTCTCATAAGTTTTTGATTCAATCAAATTTTGAGCTGAACCTGAAGTTGGTGCTTTGTCAATAATCTTTTCAACAGATTCTGTTACAACATCAGCATTACTTCCTGACAACTCTTCTTTTATTTGCTTGTAGAGGTTCTTTGACTCTTTCATTGTTTCAGCGTCGTCAAATCTTCTCAAGATGTTGATTTTCTCCTTCTTAGTTGTAGAGTGTTCAGTGAACAATCTTGTTGCGTAAGCTAAGTTTGAGTTGAAAACTGCAACTTCTTGTAATTTTTCTCTGAAGATATTCAATGCTTTACGGTATTCTTCATTTTTTTCATTGAGTTTAGAAACTTCTGATTTCAATTTATCGTTTTCATAAACGTAATTTCTGTTATTAGTAATTCCTTTTCTCAATCCACGACCTTCTTTAGAACCAAAACCATAAGTTTTAGCCGCTTCTTTGGTTTCTTCGTAATCGATATCACCTTCTTCTTTAGCAGTTTCTTTTCTCTTAGGTCCTTTTCCATGGTGTCCGTCTTTTTTCAAGGTTCCTTTAATGTCACCTTTTTTTCCGCCACGTTCCATCATTTCACCATCTTTAACTTTTGGTGGTAAAGTTTCCTCAAGTTCATCTTCTTCTTTCATTTCACCTTTTACGAATTTTTTCGCTTCAGATGAAGATTTACCTTTAGGTCCTTTGTGAACGTTTTCACCATTAAATGATACTTTTTTAGGTCCATTTCCTGTCATACCCTTTGGTGTTACAGTCATTTTTGCCTCTTCGACTTTTTCAGGTGAATAAGATTCATCACCTTCTTCCATTTCGTCCTCTTCGTCCATTTCAAGTTCATAGACCATGTCTTCGTCATCAGACTCATTCCATTCTTCGTCCATGTCCTCTTCATCAAACTCAATTTCGAAAACAAGCTCTTCGTCTTCTTGGTCATCTTCTTCTGAATCCATATCCATATCAACTTCAGAAGAGTCTAATCCACCATCAGCGAATAATTCATCCATGATAGCGTCTAAACTAGCGTCTTCATCCATATCCATTTCTTCCATTTCTTCAGATTCTCCTAATTGAACGATGTACTCAACGTCCTCATCGTTATCAGTGATGTGAACTTCTTCATCATCCTGTGTAACAATAACTCCGTCTTCGTCACTCATTTTCTTAAAGATTTTTAAGATTTCCTCATCAGACACGTCTGTTAAGTCGATGGGTTCTTCAGAATCAGTGTCCATGTCCATGTCAATATCCATGTCCATATCAACTTCATCTTCATTATCAGTATCCATATCCATGTCTTCGTCACCAGCTGGTTCCAAATCCATATCAATATCAACGTCTGTTTCAACCTCATCATCATCTTGTTCAGACAGAGATTCTTTTACCAACTGAGAGATTTCTTCCTTCATGGTCGAAGCAAGTATTCCTTTTGCATTTTCAGAAACAACAGATTCCAAATTTTTCATTTGGATTAATGCTTCTTCAACAATGTTTTTCTTTTCAGACATATTGTATGCTATTTTTACATAATAAATATATCCAAACACCAAAAAATATTGATTTTCATGGTGTTCGGACAAAAAATATTACTATTATAAATAGTTTTAAAATAAAAAAACTCGGAGTTTCCCCCGAGTCTAATTATTCAATACGTTTTATTTTTATTCAATTACCTCATCAATCTTACTTTCAAGACACGCAGTGATTCTCCAATCATGTGGAAATCCCTGATATTTTTTAGTGACTTTAGCCTCAACATCGGTTACATTGTAACCCATAACAAGTTTCTCTTCTCTAATTTTTTTTACCTTTCCTGTGTTCTCATCTGGTAAGTCGTAAGTTACCTTTGCAACAAAATATTTTTCGTCCATAATTTAAAATGTTTTTTAGTGTCCTAAATAATCGGTTAATTTTTTCATCAAGTCAATAGACTTGTCGATACTACCCTGATTTTTCATCTTAGTTTCTTCTTCAAGATTTTCTTCATACTTAGAACGGTCATCAACATTTGAAAATAGATAAGCACCTGGTGTTGATGGTGATGACACTAAATCAAAACATATTAGTTCAAAATCGTCTTGCACTTCATTTTGTTCACCTACTTTTTTCAATGAACCTACACCACGTGAAGATACACCCATAGTTACACCTTGTCTCATTAGGTTTGCGGCAATATCTCCTTTTGTTGATACAATACCCCTCTCATGGAATCCTGGTGATGTTAGTAATCTTAACTTACCCATAAGAATATTGTTATCCCACCAAACATCATCGATAATGTGTGATACTCTATCCAAATCAATCAATGATGATTCTGGGTGATTTAATTCTGATGTAGATAAACCTTTATTTATAATTTGTTTGTATTTTTCAGCTTCTCTTTTTAATATTCTTTCGGGGTAAACTCTACCGTTTCTATTTGGTACTCCGTGTTTTTGTAAAACGGCGTAGAATACAAAAGGTTTTGAATAATCAAGTTGGGTCTTTTGTTCTTGTAACATTTTCTGATTGAACTCATCTTTTGGGGATACGTACCCCGCATCCATTTCAATCAAAATACCTTTACCAATATCTGATGGTCCTAATATTCTCATATCTTTCATAATACTTTATAAATAAATACTATGAAAAGATACTTTACGCAATAATACTAATTGATTCTTTCTTAGACGAAGAAAAAGTAAAAAAATGATTCTTTATTATTGAATCTTTGTAAATCATTTGAATTATTTTTTTCACTTCATTTTTCAGCGTATTTGATTTAAAATCCATTTCATTTTTCAGATATAAATTCACTTCTAAATTCATAAATGATTTTTTACCGTACATTATACCACTAGTTCTCAAATCCAAATCTACAATAAATGTATCATTGAAAATTGCTCGATTATAATGTTCATAAACAGTGTGCTTTATTTGTCGTGATAAATTATTTACAATTCGATTCCAATTATCATATTCATCCGTTGGTTCAGCCCATGATTGAATGTTTATGAAAATGGATTTTAAGTTTTTTGAATCAACCGTTCCGTAATTTGTTTTAATCTCTTTATATAAATTTAATTTTGAGGTTTTACCTTTCTTCATTACACATACCTTACTCGTAGTTTATTTTTATATTGAAAATATATGATAAAAACTAATAATTGTCAAAAAAAATTGCTTTGTTGTAATATCTATGTATATTTTTATTATTTTTTAGATATTTGTATTATATGTTAATTGTCAAAGTACACGGTTCTCAAGGAATTGAAAGAGCGTTGAAGGAATTGAAAGGTAAGGTTATTAAGACCAAACAGAACAATATGCTAATTGATAGAAAAGAATTCAAGAAAAAATCTGTTACAAGAAGAGAACAAATCAAAAAGGCAAAATATGTTCAGTCTGTAAAGGATAGAGAACAATTACAATGAACTAAGTAATTGTTTCATTTTTATAAGTTCTATCTTACCACTATTTTCTTTAGTAACCTTTTCAATAGTCTCAGATATTTTATTTTTTACAGTTGAATCCTCAACACTATTTTTGATTTCTGATAATCTTTCAAGTGTTTTTTCTTTCAAAGATTCAAATTCTTCTTTGATAGATTCATCCGATTTTGTAACCAATTGAATGAATTCTTGTTTTTCAGATTCAGATAATGTTTCAATAACGGATTCAATTTGTTTGTTGGCAATTCCAATTATAGTCGATAATGGTAATTTTACAGATTCTAATACAGATTGTTTTCTCTGTAAATTTTCAGATATCTTTTTCTTTGATGTGACAACCTTTGATAAATCAGAACCGTAAACCAACACATCGATATCAGAATATTCATTTTCAGTTACTACATCTTGAACCCAATTTCTGATGTTAGAAAATTTATTATTTTTATTATCAGAAATAATTCTTACACCCTCGTTGATATACTCTAAGGAGTCCTCCTTTGAAAGACCCATATTTTTAGATAAATCAGAATAAATGTTATAAATTTTAGAAAAACTTTTATCTTCAATTACAAGTTTTGAAAAATTTCTCATATTAGATTTGAAAGAATCTTTACCATAAGACTCAACAAGTCTCTTATTTATCTTCGATATCAAATTACCTAGTGTCATAGTTTTTATTTTATAAATATCAAGACCTTAATATGTTTTCCAATTCTTTTTCCATATCACCCAAAGATTGTGTTCCTTTTGACAAATCCAAGTAGTTTTTACCTTTTATCATATCGTTCTCAACCAATATATTTAAGTCAACTTTTTGTGATTCAGGTTGTACTTCAGGTGCTGGGGCTTCTGGAGCTTCTGGTGCTGGAGGTGCGATTTCTTCACCACCCAAAGGAGCCTCAGGTTCTAATGATGGTTCAGGAATTCCTCCTCCACCAAAATCACCACCTCCAAAGTCAGATGTTGTTGATGTATCTGCGGTTGTTGTACCTGTGGCACCACCACCATATAATTTATCAATATTATCAAATACACCCGTTTTTCTAATAACTTCAGCAGTTGTTTGTAATTCAGCGGAAACTGCTTTTTCAATTCTTTGTTGTTGTAAATCCAATCTAATTTCTTCATCAGAGAAACCGAGAATGTGTTTTTTAGCCCATGTTGATGATACTGGTTGTATTCCATTTCCTGGGTCAGATACGGCATCACGATATAATTGGATTTTTTCTTTCCAAATATCAATCTTCAATAAATCCGCCTGTGTTGATGGATTTGAAAGACCTAATGTAAAGTTAGACAACTCATCTTCAAAACCAAGTAAAAACAAGTGAATAATAGCTATTTTATTCAACTCCTGAATCATTGATTTTTGAATCCTGTTGATTGTTCTAGCGAATCTAATATCTTGTAATGATAAATTTTTACCGTCACCAACAACTTCTTCAAAACCTAGAAATGCTTTAGGAACACGAAGTGCTGTTAATAATTTCTTTTGGATATATTCGATATCAGCAATCTCAGATAAGTTAGTAGCACCAGGTAAGGTTTCAATTGGACTTGGAGCCGCAGGGTCACGTACAGGAATAAAATAATCTTGGTCTACCGCCATTTGGTTGAATCTCAAGTCAACATTACCTGTTGCATTATCAACAACTTGGTCTCTCTTGAACTTATTGGCGACTCTTTGTACATATGGTTCAACGTCTTGGTCATCCATGTTACCAACAAATACTTTGAATACTCTTCGTTCAGGTGCTCTTGATGTTCTATAAATCAACATCGCATCTTCAGATAAAAGAAGTTGTTTCCAAATACGACGAGCTTTTTCTAACATTGATGTACCATATGGTAACTTTCTATCATCACCTAAAAGTCTAAAGTGAGCAATTTCCCATGAATTGAATTCCATGTTCTTATCCTTCCACTTAAACTTCATAGGTTTAGACTCTTTGATGTCACTAGTTGTTGCATTCAAATTTCTATCACCTAACATACCACCTTCAACACGTTCAATTGAAATGTTTGGCAATTGGAAACATCCCACAACACCTTTTTCGGGGTCTAATTTCAAGAATATAAAGTTATCACCAAACTTACATGTGTTTCTTGTCCACATAGGTAAGTTAGTATTTATATCCAATTTATTATTGAATAAATCGGCCAAGATACTTTTTATTCTTTTAGATTCTGAATAAATCTGCAACATAAAACCATTTTGGTCCGGTGTTGTTGATTCTTCGGCGTAGATATCAAGAGCTGCTGAAATTTCAGGTGTATATTCCATTGATTCATAATCATAGAAACTAGCCAATCTTGTTGGTTCATAGTATACAGCTTGGGTATAAAGATTATTCTCAATTTTAGCCCATTGAGATGATAAGAAATAAGTTTGTCGTGCTTGTAGTTTTTCTTTTTCGTATGTTTCCTTATCTGTTGTGCGCAATAACTCTTTTTTATCGAACGAGTATGTTGGATAATCCTGACCTAATAACGAGTTAGGTCCAAAAGTCTGAGATAGTCTCTGCCAAACGGTTTGTTTTTCTGACATATTACAATTTTAATAAAGTATTCAATTATATAAATACCTCATTTTCCGAATAACCAAGAATGTTTCAAATAATCTTCTCGAGATATTTGATTTTGTCTCATTGAATCTTGTGGATTCAACGGAATTATAGGGTTTAGGTATTGTGAGATTGTTTTATTCGTATTATTAGTGTTTACCTGCCAAGAATCCAACATAATTTTTGTTTGCTCGGTAACACGTTCCAATTTTGAGAATGAATTTTGCCCCACATATATTGCCATTGCTAATGACATAATTAAGTCATCATGATGTCCTTTTTGGTGGTCCGGTCTACCATTCAAGTAAATAAATGTATTCATTTCATTCATCAATCTATTACTGTAGATTTTGAATCCATGACGTAACTGTTCTTCTAATTCGGCAATAATCTGAACTCGTTTGTTGTTAAAGTTTAAACCGGGAATTTTATCTTGAGCTTTTGGGTCGTACTTCCAAGTATTTCCATGGTCAACACCATCAATATATAAATTTTTATATCCAAGTTCTTGCATTTTTCTAGATGTGTTTACACCCATTCCACCTGTTATATCAATAACAACAAAACAAGAATACATATTAGCCCATTTATACGCAATTTCAGCCAAAGTATCAGGTGGTATTTTTCCGACATATTCAGCAACCTGTTCTCTTGTATCAAAATCTACAATTTCAAATGATGAAAAATCTTCAGAATCACCACGGGAAACGTCAATACCCATTATATATTTGTGACCAAGTTCAGGTTCTTTCCAAATCCATAACGAATTACCAATCATTTTAGCCTGTGGTTCACACAACATATTCTCCTTAATATTTTGTAATAAATTAGCATCAAATACGTTATCACCTGAACCTAAGAAATTACATTCCAATTCCTGAGATACTTTTCTCTTGTCATACTTCAGTTTTTTTACCATCGCTTCAAACCATGATGAACAGGGTTTGTACCCATCATTCATTAGTTTTCTGATTAACTTAAAATCCCTATCCCTAGGACTCTGTTTAGACATATCAATAATATCATCATCGGTATATTCTTCTTTATTTAAAAGATAATGAATCATGTCTTCAGTTTTTACCAAAAATAAATCATTAGTATATCTAGGGTCACGATACCAAAACATTTCAGTAATTTTGAAAGTGTTCATACTTCTAAGTGCTTGGTCATAAATTTCATAGTAAATTCTATCGTATCCGTTTGGAGTTGAGATTACTATCACTTTACCACCTGTAGAAAGTGATGCCATACAAGCTGCCCAGAAATCCTCATCTGCATCAATATACGCAGCCTCATCAAATATTAGTGTGGTCGGGGTGTATCCACGTAGTGCGTCTTTTGAAGTCGCAACCGCTTTTACCTCACATCCATTATTCATCTTGAAATGTCGTGCGGCGTTTTTTTCGGGTGTAAAATCAATACCTACCCACGATGGCCATTGTTGTAAAAACCCTCTAATTTTATTAGCAAATTCTACCGCGGTATCTAATTTGTTTGCAATGATTAGTACTTTCTCAGGTTTACTCTTCTGGGCAAAGGCAATTTTTTTAGATGCCCAAGCGGCTGTAACTGTTGATACACCAGCCTGTCTGTATTTGAGTGCAATGTTTTCATTATACTCATCATAGTCCTCAACCAGTGTCTGTTGGTCCTCAAATAAATCTAACGGAACATATTTTGATTGTGTATTATCATATGTTTGTAGATATGTACGCATAGCGTATGGTGTATTTTTCATACACTTTGCGTATTCTAAAAGTACTTGTTCTTTTGTTATAGACATAAAAAAAACCCTATACAAATAAGTATAGGGTTGAGTTGTTATTTTATATCGATTCCTAAGTCACCTAAGAACGACAAATCAGGACCATCATCTTCATCATCATCTTTGTACATACTTTGTTCGTATTCCTCAGCCTTTAGTTGGTCAACAATTTCATTGACCATTCTTTGAATAATTTGTTTTCCTTTTGGATTTCCCATAAGGATTGCCTTCATCAAAGTATTGAATTCTGATGGTGATAACCTTGAAAATTTAGTGAATAGATAAGATTGTATGATTTTTTTATCATCATCAAACAATTCATCAGGATATGACTCAATAAATTTTTCCCAAAAAATAGGACCAAATCGTAAATCCCAAATCTCACCAATTAAAGTATCTGCTTGACCAACAACTAATCTTGTTTTCTCAGGGTCAGTTGGTAATCCACTAGCACCTAACAATTCCATACAACCTTTGATAAGTTCATGTACTAAGGCCGGGAAAAAAGCCGCTCGGGCTTTTACAGTTGGTGGGTCAGTTTCAATATCCACTTCTTCTGAACCAGCAACACCTTGTCCTGACATTTGTGACAACATTGCTTGGTCTGGCATCATCCAATATAGAAGGTCGTTGATAGACATTAATGTACCATATAAGTTCATTAGATTTGGGTCAATCGCTTCTAACTCATCAGGTAATAACTCAAACATATAATGACCTTTTTTTGATGAACCTTGGATAAGAGCATTTACAACTCTTCTTTTTGCAACTTCATCATTGAATTTTTCAAATACATCAACAAATTCTTCTAAATCATCTTGTGCTTCTTCAGGGTTTACATTACTAAAAGCCTGTTCGATTTCCTCATCAGATACATCTTCAGGATTCATAACCATTTGAGATGTGTCGATACTTCTAGGTGAAACAAGTTTAGCATCAAATTGTACCATGTCTGGTGTCAATCCAAATTCCTTCTTTACTAAATCAACCGCTAAATTTTCAAGATATTCTTTATTGTTTGACTCAATAGAAATAACCCTATTATAAGCCATCATCATTGACTGAATCAATTGCATCAATTGATTACTTTGAGGTCTAATATTGGTAGCACCGGTATAACGGTTTACTTTATTTACAACATCGTTAAATCTTTTGTTTGCTACAATTTTTTCAAATCTATCAGGTAACCCATCTTTATCTCTATCAGGAAGTGCAGGGTTTTCATTATACGGGGTATCACCACGTTCAATCTTACCCCTTAATGATGGGTCCATTTCACTTCCGTCGGCAGCCTGCTCTTTGATAGATTTCTTTTTCTTATCAAGAGCCTCTGACAACATATGTGTCATAACCTTCTCAATGTTCTTATTTTTTACTGTTTTTGCCATGTCTGAATATATTATCAAATTTCAAAAATTCAGGTACTTCAGCCTTTGGTTTTGGTTGTTGACCTGGTTGTGGTTTGAAGGGGTTTGACTTACCTGGTTTAGTTCCGGGTTTAGTTTTAGTCCTATCAGGTGCCGTTTTAGTATCATTCTCGATGATATTCATAATATCCTTCTTTGTTATTGTATTTGGTAAATGTTTCTCCAACAAAGATAAGATATTATTTTCAATATTCCTAACATTTTCTTCAGTTACTTTTTCAGGTAACTTACTAAAACCACCTTTTTTCATAGTGTCTTTGGTAAACTCTTTGGCGTACTTTTTGAATTCTTTTCCTTTTTTACCCGGCTTGTCAGCCATAGCGTAAAAATACTTAGCCTGAGCTTTTGATACAAATTTTTCTTTTATTTCACTTTCAGTTTGACCTTCTTCACTATGAGCAGGACTTTTTGGGTTAGAATCGTCATCCATACCATCGTCACCCATTGACTGGTGTTTATCTTGTGAAATACCTGTAAGGTCAAAATCAATGTCCGCCGCCATATCATCCTCACCTAATTCATTTTTTAAGTCCTCGATTCCTGTTTTTAAATCAGCAATGTTTTTAGATGTGTCAGATAATTGTTGATTCATTGCTAATAAATTATCAGAAACACTAGACTGTTCAGGTAAAACCAATCTGTTATATAATGTATTGATTTCAGATTCTGTTAAGTTTGAAACTGTTTTAGATTTGAGACCAAACTCAATCAAGGCAATAGCTTTTTTATTAATTTTCATAAACAACTCTTTTTTCTTTATCAAATTCTAAAATTAGGTCTCTTTCGTACAGTTTTTCTTTTATTGTTTTTTCTTCTTCACCAAA